AGATATAGAAGCTCTACAAACATTACTTAAAGAAAGAAAACGATTTTATGATGGAGATTTATATACAACAAATCAAATAAAAAATATCGAAAAATATAAAAATAAATGGTGTATTATCCATAAAAAATAAATGATATATACTTGACAAATAACTAAAAATTGTGTATAATGTTTATAAAAGGGGGAGGAATTATTATGAAAAAAGAAAAATATGTATGTCCTGAAATCGAAGAAATAAAAAAAATTACAGAAGATTTTATCGAAAAAGCAGATGCTTTTATTACTAGACAAAAAGAGTTTAACAAAAAATTAAATAAAACTAAGGGGGAATAATTATGGACGATTTTATAAAAGAAAGAAATGAAGCATTTGCTAGTGAAGACGAAAATAAAATAAAAGCTTATTGTGCAAAATATAATATTAAAATACCAAGAAATAAAGAAATATTCTGGGCAGGTGTGCATAAAGCTATACTCGATTTATTCTTATATGAAAATAGTTCGATAAGTCCAGAACAATATAATAAAAGTTATAATTGGCTTGTAGAACATGGTTATTCACCAAAAATAATAGGAGGTGAAAAATAATGGATTCATTTGAAGATTTAATATTATACGACATTGACCCAGATAGTATGACAGAATTAGAAAAAGAAATTCTTTATGATGAAATGATCGAAGGAGGTGAAATAATAGAATGAGGATAGAAGATGATAAAGAAGTATTATTTCACGAAGGAGATAAACTTTTTCGAGTGGGAAGAGATGGAATAGATGAAATCACAATTATAAAAATAGTTACTTATCCTAATCATTACGTCTATAAAGATGACCACGGGCATTCATTTTTTAATCACACTATAGGAAAGAGTTGTTTCAAGACATTAGAAGAAGCAAAAAAAGAGGTACAAAAGAGAGAAAACATAAATAAAAAACGTAAATTATTAAAAGAATATGAACTAAAATTAAATAAAGAATTAGAAATAGAAAATCATTTCATAATAAAATAAATTAAAGATAATAGGAGGATTGAAAAGTTATGGAAGAAAAAGAAGGAGTAAATGTAGGTGTAGCATATAGTGTATACACTACAAGAGATTATTCGATATTCAAAAGATTAACTGGTAATAGAGATATACCAGAAAGTAGAATTAGTAAGATAGTAGATAGTATTCAAAAAATAGGTTGGGTACACAACCCTATCGTTGTAAACGAAAAAATGGAAGTCATTGATGGGCAAGGAAGGCTTACTGCACTTCAAAGACTTAGAATGCCTGTGGAATATATTATTGCCCCAGGTGCAGGAACTAAAGAATGTATTTATATGAATATGAATATGGTAAACTGGAAATTACCAGATTTTATTAAATCATATGCAGAACAAGGAAACGAAAATTATCAAAGATTATTAACTTTAATGGAAAAATACGCAGGAGGAAACTTAGATATAATTTCAACTGCCGTATATAGAGTATCAAAATCAAAGCATAGAGATATTAAAGAAGGTATATTACAATTAACAGACGAACAATATAGAAATGCAATACCTAGACTAGAATATATTAAACCATTATTAGAAATATTAAATGAAAAAAAATTACCTGGTAGTATAGTTACTTTAATGCAAACTATTATATATTATTTTGATTATCCAGAAGTAGATAAAGAAAGACTTGCTTATTGTGTAGAAAAATACATTTATAATTCTGCTCCATGGGTATTAAATACAGACTGTGAAAGAGAAGTAGAAAACGCTTATAATTATAATATGAAATTAGAAAATAAAATTTCAATAGCTCATTTAGTAAAAGAGGAAAGAATGAGAAGACAGTTAGAGTTAAATAAAGCAAACAGAGAAAGAGCGTTTGAAAGAACACAAAAAGGAGTTCCAGGTTTTATTGATAGTAAAATAAAGGAGATAATTTAATGGAAAAATATAAGGAAATATTTAGATTAAAGAAAATGTTAGAAGACGCAAAAATTCCGTTTGATTGGATAACCAATTTTGGATATTCAAAAAAACAAATAAAGTACTTGAAAAAAATTGCGCCAGACTTAATAGATCATTATCATATAATATATCCTTATAAGGGAGACGGTCAAGTGTGTAGTGTCATTGAAGGATTTGGTACATATGGAGCGGAAGAAGATAAACTAGAAATTATGGGATTATTAACTCTAGAAGAAAGAAATAATGACTGTGTAGTTGGACACTTGACCGCAGAAAATGTATTCGAAAGAATACAAAATCATTACAGAAAGGAGATATATACTATGAAAAAAATTAAAATTGTAGATGAAGACACTTTAGAAATAAAAGAAATAGAAGTAGCAGAAGAAGTAACCTCATCAGATGATGAATTAGATACATTTGCTGATCAATTACGTGCGATACTAAATTGTGAACCAGAAGAATTTTACCTAAAATACAAAGAGTATAAAGAAGCAGAAGCAAAATTTAAAAAATTATATGACCCATTTAAAGAAAAATTAATTAAAATTTATGAAAATACGGCAAATTTACCAAAAAACATAGTGATAGGTGGGACTAAGCTTACTTATGTTTCTCCAAGTACTAGAAGTTTAATTGATAGTAAAAAACTAAAAGAGGAGGAACCTGAAATCGCTAAAAAATTTACCAAAACTAATAATGTTGGTGCAACAATCAGATTAGAGGAGGTATAATATAAAAAGATGGATGCTGATAGGAAAAAATATCAAAAAGAATATTATGAACGTAACAAATTAAAACGTAAAGAATATTTTAAAGAGTATTATAGAAAAAATAAAGATAAAATAAAACAACGTAGTAAATTACATTATGAAGAAAATAAAGAAATTATAGTAGATATTTATAAAAAATATTATGAAGACCATAAAGAAGAAAGAAAAAAATATTACAAAAAACATTATAAAGCAAATAAAAAAGCAAGAAGAGAATATTATAAAAAATATTACGCTGAAAAGAAAAAGGAGGCACAGTCTAATGAAAACTGATTTATATGTGTATCAAAGAGTTACAGCAGACGACATATTTTATAGAATGAGTAACACAGACCAACGTGGGGCATACTTAGGTTTTGATACAGGTACAGGAAAAACTGTGACCTCCCTTTCTGTTGCTGAAAAACTTTATAAGAATCATATGATAAAAGGTGTAGTAGTTATATGCCCCGTATCAAAAGTAGACGATTGGAAAAGAGATTTAGAATATGAAGTTCCTGAAATTGAAATGAAATTTGTATCCAGTTTTCAAAGTGCGTGGAGAGAAAAAAATAAAGCTAAAATAGAATATGTATGTAAAATAGTAGACGCGTTAGTAATAATAGATGAGGGTCACAAAATGAAAACATATGATAGTAAACAAAGTAAATTTATTCAAACATTAAGTGAAACTCACAAACCTTATATATTAGTACTTAGTGCTACACCACAAAACAAAAAGTATATAGATTTATACCCACAATATAAAGCATTAGGACACCCATTATTTAATATTAAGCCAAAAGATTTTAAGCAAAGATTTTGTATCGAAGCTCAAAACTGGAATTTAGTTAGAGCTGGAAAAGCTCGTTTTCCGTTCAATGAAATAGTGGGATATAGAGAAACTGAAAAAATGGACAAAGCAATAAACGATTACACTTATTACAAAAAATATGAAAGTGAGTATGACCGTCCTATCGAGATACCCCAGTCTTTCAAAATGACTTCTGATATGAAATATTTTAAAGAGAAAAAAGTATGGCCTAGAATGGACGAAAAAGCCCTTTTAAGCGCTTTAGAAAGTGGAGATGACAAATTACTCGATACTGAGTTTGTAATCGCTAATAGACCAACCTTACACCATATTTATATGCGTGAGAGTTGTAGTGGATTTATATTCAATAAATTTTTAAAAGATAACCCAAAATTACAATGGTTAGAAGATTTTTTAGATGGAAACGAAGGAAGAATAGTTGTGTTTACTAATTTCGTGAATGAAACATATGTTATAAAAGCATTGTGTGATAAATTAAAAAGATATTGTGTTATTTATGATGGAGCGCATAAAGATTTAAAAGACTGGTATGAGCAAGATGATTGTGTTGCAATAGTAAACGTTGTAGCAGGTGGAGCAGGTCTTAATGATTTTGCTAAAACTAATATTGCTATATTTTTCTCACCACCAGAAAATCACATTGACTTTGAACAAGCAAAAGGTCGTATAGACAGAATTGGTCAAACTAAACAACCAGTATATTATTATCTTCAAATTATGAATTCTGTTGAACCAGCTATTTATAGAAATTTAAAAGACGGTAAAGACTTTGACGACAGAATGTTTGAAGATTGGCTTGAAAAGGAGGGATAATATGGAGCGAAAAAAGAAAAAAGAGGAAGAACCTGAAATATATCATACACCGTTTGGTAGTACTGTATTACCTCCTCCAGATTATTTTGAACCAAGACCTTATATAATAGACCCTTCTTATATGGACGTTACGACTATGGACGTTACGACATTAGGAGATACCAGAAGACGCTATATTACAACTACGTATCCCGGGTCTACTATTACTTACACAGGTTCAACTGGTGATGTTAGTACAGTATATCATCCAGCAGAACATTGGGGATCTTATTCTACTACTTTAGACTATGAAGATTTTATGAAAGAAATCGGAAAAGAGGAGGAAACAAAAGTGGAAATTATAATGATAAAATCTTCTAAAAAAGGAGAACATATCGCATCTTGTCAAAATAAACAGGACCTTTCTGTTGATAGAGTATTGAACACATTGTCTGCAGTAAAAGGTCGTTTAATGTTGGATGTTGCATTTTCACGTATTCAAAAAATAGAATGCAGTATTTCTCCAGCGGTAAGAAAGAATATCGTGACTGCTAGTAAAAAACTAAAAATGTATGGCAAAACGCGCCCCATTATCGCTCGTTTCGATGACTATGGTAATAGACTTCCTGATGAAATAGAGTTGGGTACATCAAATGGAGTTGCGTTAAAAATAGTTGATCCAAAAATTTATAAAGACTATTATTTAGAAATAAAAGTAATAGAATTCTCTGATTCCGAATATGAAGATTATTTTCCATTTTAATAAACAACAAAAGTATTAACTTTTTTGCATTTGTATGTTATAATGATTGTACAAAGGAGGGAAATGATGATGAGAGAAATATTGTTTACTATTTTATTTTTAATCATTTGTGGAATTTTATGGTCATTACCTCTATATTTTTGTGTTAATTTTGTATTATGGTTGTTTCATTTTACATATCATTTAACATTATTACAAGCATTTGGATTATGTTTATTGACGACTGTTATACATAAATTATTATTCAAAAATAAAGGAGGGGATTAATATTTTCACATTTAAATCACCTGCAATATCAAAAAATATTTGGACATTATGCTTCAGAGATGAAAAAGAAATGAACAATATATTTTATGAAGATAGAATACCCGATGAAGGTGCCAGAATACATGGTATAACTGAATATATAACTTCAACAATATATATTGATAAACAATTGGATGGATTTCTTTTGGGAAAAGCATTGCGTCATGAACTTATGCACGTTTATTTATGGGAAACTGGTCAGCAAGGTCGTACATACACAGAAGAAGAAGTTTGCGATCTTATGAGTGTAGCAGGACCCGTAATAAATAAATGTGCGGATGAAATTATGTTGAGATTAAGAGAGGGGTTGTATAAGCGTGGTGAATAAATATAAACCTCATAATGAAAAACGGTATAGAAAATGAAATTAAAAAATATATAACAGATTTGGGTGGATTATGTTATAAAATACACGGTGGAGACTTATATCAAGAAACTGGTATACCAGATTTGTTATGTTGTTGGGGAGGATTGTTTTTTGGTATAGAGGTAAAAGACCCCGGGGGAAAACCTAGCGCCATTCAGTTAGTACAGGGTGCAAGAATTAAAAAAGCTGGAGGACATTTTATAATAGCAAGAAGTCTTCAAGATGTTAAAGATTATGTAGAAAGAGAAGGATTAGTTGGACTATGAGTATGTATGATAAAAGCTATTGCGCAACCGAATGTGAAGATAGTAATTGTGAACGTAATATCAAATTCAATAAACCGATTGAAAAAATATATACCGCAACAACATTTGACGATAGTAACCCAGACAAAAAACACGCACGTTGTCCTTGGAGAATAAAGAAAGGAAGTTAATAATATGGAAGAAAAATTAAAAGAATTAGAGAAAGAAAATCATAATATGAGAGAGCAACTTCAAAACTTCATCCCTCGTAGACGTGTGCGTAGAGTTTATAAAATGTTAGGCAAAATATTAGACGAAGATACTGATACTACTTTTTATGTAACAATGTTGAAAGACTTTATAAATAAAATAGAAAAAGAAGGAAAGGTTGAAGCAGGGCAAGAAATAAAAACAGCAATTGAACACTTACTGTCAGTTAGAGAAAGATAAGGAGGTGTAATTATGAATATGTTACCAATATTTATAATAGGTTTACTCGTAGGTATTGCGTCATCTTATGCGTGGTATATGTATAAAAAAGATGCACCATCAGATGTTAAAATAAAAATACAAGAAGCAGAAATAGTGAGATACAAAAATGACATAGCACAATTAGAAAAATTGAATGAAAAATTATATGGAGAAATAAATGAATTAAAAAATAAAAAATAGGAAGGTTGATGATTATGGAAACAAAATTAAAAATAGCTCTAATAGTAGGAGCGATTATATTAGTAATTGGAATGATTATATTATTTGCAAGTACAACAATTGTACCAACAGGACATATAGGAGTAGTAACGTTATACCA